CGGCTCCACGGCATACGGCTGGGTGGACGCCGACAAGCTGAGCGCGATCACCGAGATCAAGATCGGGGACGTCGTGCAGTTTAATGGCGGCCCGCATTATGTGAGCTCGAACGCAGCGACGGCCGCCGGATCGCCAAAAGCCGGCCCGGCTACCGTGACAATGATCGCGAAGGGCACAAAGCACCCGTACCACGTCGTGCACAAGGACAAGCAGTCCACCGTCTACGGCTGGGTGGACGCTGCCCTCGTGGAGAAAACGCAATGATCCGGGGGGTGGCGTTTGTGATCCTCGTCGTCGGCTGCTTTATCATGTTTGCGGTGTGGATCCACGGCGTCCTCAATTCGGACGGGCGGTGCGATCCCGGCGAGGACTGCGAGAACTGCCCGTTTCCGTGCGAGAACCACGAGAGAAAACGGAGGGACAGAAAATGAACGAAACACTCGCAAACGTCGCGGCGCTCTGCGTGCCGGTCATTTGTGCGCTCATTATGGCCGGGGGCGTCTATCTGGCGTCGCTGATCTCTGAGCAGACAGACGAGCTCCAGCAGAGGACAGACAACGAAACCGCCGCGCACTTCATCAAGCTGGCAGGGGAGGCCGTGGCGCAGGCCGTGGCATACGTCGCTCAGACCTACGCCGACGAGCTGAAAAAGTCGGGCACCTTCGACAAGGAGGCGCAGCAGCGCGCCTTCAACATGGCAAAGGACAGAGCGGTGCAGATCCTCGGCCCGGCCGTCATGCAGGCGCTCGGCGAGATCTACGGGGACGTGGACGTCTGGATCGCGACCAAGATCGAGCAGGCCTGCCGAGAAGCGAAGAACGCCTGAGCAGCTGACACCACGGCCGTGACGGCGACCGCTGCGAGCGTGGCGACCTCGATCGCAGCAACAGCGGCACAGCAGATCAAAGCAGAGGCAGCAGACAACTGAAACACCGCCCACGAGCTCACAGCAGCTCGCTGGACGCACGGAAAGAGCCCGGAGGGTGTAACAACCTTCCGGGCTCTCTCTGCGTCTACAAACGCTATTATTTGCGAATTTTGCACACTACCGCGACAACCTTCTCGAAGAAATACAAGATCGTCGTCGAGGTGTTCAATTTCGCGCAATTTGGTGGAGCTGACTGCGCGAAAGCTGAACACTCAGGATCCGCGCAGTTTGTGGCATTCTCCACGAGCTCCAGCGTCACCTTGCAATTATCGCCGGAGTAATTCAGCACGAGGGTGAGTTTGTCGTCGTAGAGGTAGACGGCATTCAAGAACACACCGACGAGCAACTGCCGGTAGCTCTCGTCGTCCACGTCGCCGCCTCTGAAACGCTCCAGAAAATAAACGATCTGATCGCGCTCCAGATCCGGCTCGGCGATAAGCTGCTGAGCGATCCCCGTCTCGATCTGCGCCTTCTCAGCTTCGAGCTGCACGAGCCGGGACTTTGTGGACGGGGTGATGATCCCGGCCTCGATCGCCGCGATCATGTTCTGGATCGCCTTCTCGTTTTCCTTCTGCCGGGCTTCGAGGGCGTGGAGGGCGCTCTGATCCTTCTCACGCTTCTGGTACTCCATGCAGCGATCCGCGACCTCGTTTATAAATTCATCGGAGTGGATCAGCTTCACCAGCTCGTCGATCACAAGCCGCTCGATCCAGTCCTTCGGTGTCCTCTCTTTGTCACATTTCCGGCGTTTCCTATTGTTACAAGTGTAATAGTGATACACGCGGCCGGTTTTACTCGTGCCGCCGTCGCCGGTCATAGGCTCGCCGCAATGGCCGCAGAACAGCTTCGACGTGAGCAGGAAGGAGACGTCCCGCGCCGCTGCCGGTGCGTGGTGGTGAGTAGCGAGCATACTCTGACATTTGTCGAACAGCTCGCGGCTCACGATCGGCGGGATCCCGTGCTCGTCTCGTATATCCTTATACGCATACACGCCGACGTATTTCTCATTTTTCAGAATATGCCGCAGACTGTTTTTATTGAACAGACCGCCGCGGCTCGTCCGATACCCCTCGTTATTCAGCCGGGTGTAAATATCTTTTGCAGGCTCTCCGGCAGCGTATTCCTCAAAGATCCGGAGGACGACCGGGGCCGTCTCTGGATCAATCTCGAACCGCCCGTCCGGGCCCTTCCTCAGACCTAACACTTTGTAGCCGAGCGTTTTCCGCTCCAGAGCGCTGTCATAATTGCCGCGCTTTATGTTTTGGCTGAGGTTTTCGCTGTAATACTCCGCGTAGCCTTCCATGACCGACTCCAGAATAATGCCCTCTGGGCCTTCTGGGATCGCCTCTTTTGCGTAGTACACCCGGACGCCGTTCTTTTTGAGTTTATACTTGTACGTCGCCGAGTCGTATCTGTTCCGGGCGAACCGGTCAATTTTCCAGCAGATCACAGCTTTGAACACGCCGCGCTCTGAGTCTTTGAGCATACGCTGGAAATCTGGCCGTTTATCCGTGCGGCCGGTCAGAGCTTTGTCGGTGTATTCTCCGATAATGCGGAACCCATTCCGCGCCGCCCATGCTCTGCACTCGCGGAGCTGTCCCTCTATACTTTCTTCACGCTGCCCGCTGCTGGAGTATCTGGCGTAGATCACGGCCGGGATCAGAGCCGGATCCGGAGCGGCTGCTGTTTTCTTCCTGCTCATAGCTTTTCACCGTCCAGAGCAAACCGGTGGACAACTCCGTCCGGCATTTTCGCAGCTATGCAAGCTGGAGAAATCGAAACGCGGGGCTCTATGCTGTTTTGCACTACATCGTCAGGGAGCGAGAATTTCAACTTTTTACGCCACGCTGTTTGACTATCAAAGCAAAAGAACCGCAGAACGCAAGCGTCCTCGTCGTTCTCGTCCTCGTCAATACTGGCGCAACCCTCGTCGGTGATGGCTCGCTGTTCTTCTGGCACAGACCAAAACGGGAAATTTTTGCTTTTAGTACCCTCCTTTGACATAATCAAGAGCTTATCGTCGTCTGTCACAACAATACCGATGCCGGAGGGAAGTATGCGAGCCGCCTCGACTCCACATTCAATTTTTCGCAGAGCGAGAACGCCGTCCTCACTAATAAGAGCGACTGCCTCACTATTCACTCGGAACCCCTCGGCAAGTATAAGATCGCCGCGCTCTGCCACTATATCACCGTCAAAATATTCTTTTTCGTCTTTGAAAACAATCAAATATTTATCTTTGCCCTCATACCTAAAACCACCGCCGAGCGTCTTTTTTATGGGAAATGGATTAACAAAATCGGACTTTAACACCTGTACCGGATCATCTGCTGCCTGCTGCCGAACCGGCTGAGAAACCGAACACGGAGCAGAAGCCGGGACGGTAGCAACTGTCTCCTGCACTGGTTGAGGAACCGGCAGCGGAACGGGCGTAGAAGTCGGCGCGAATGAGCTCTGAGGTGCTGCGCTTATTTTGTTTTTAGGCTTTGCGAAAACCTTGTAAGCGCTCACTATGTCATAAATCCAACCTATGCCGAACGCTCCAAAGGTACAAAACCAAATGATACCGAGCAATATTTTTCGGTTTTTGAATTTCCAATACCCCATACCGCCGAACAAAATTGTTAAAATCAAATCGCTCATAGCGTCCTCCATTCTCCCCGCCTTCTGGCGGGTCTTTTTTTATTTATACCAGAACTACCCCTCGCAAAAGCGGAGGGGCAGCTCCGGGGGCTATCTGCTAAAGCGCTTCCTGCACCATTCCAGCCGGATTATGTTTTTTATATTTTCCGGTATCGACGAGATCTTCGAGGTAGCCGAGCGCCTTCTCTTGACCTTCTGCATTTAACAGTCGGAAATAATCGAGAAGCCGCGTCTCGTCACGATCCGGCGGCTGGTAGAGCCCCGGCGGCTCACTTCTGCCGTACAGATACTCGACGGAAACGCCGAGCACCTTCGCGATCCTCAGCATTTTATCCACGCCAATGTTGAGCTCGTTCGCTTTGCCCTTGACAATATCGTCCACGGTTGACGTGCTTATTCCGGCTGCCTGCGCGAGCTGAGCGGGGCGCATTTTCCGCTCATTAAGGAGCTGCACGAGTACGTCCTTCATTTCCTTCACCCCCTTCCTGCTACCCATTATATCACACTTTTTTACAGATGTAAAGTAAAATTTTCCGGTTTTCCGGAAAAATTTTCTAAAAAGGCTTGACAATTTCCGGTTGACCGGCTATAATAACAATAGAACTTCCGGCAGACCGGAAAAACGAAAGGAGGATTTTCCATGGCATACCCTAATCTGATTGCCGAAATGACACGCCGAAACATCACGGCAAAGGACATTGCAGCGCTGATCGGCCGCTCCCCGGACACGGTGAGCAACTGGCTGAAAGGAAAAGGGGATTTTCCTATCGGCAAGGCTTTTGTGGTGCAGGCGGCCTTCTTCCCGGCCTGCACGATCGCATATCTATTCGCGAGCGAGCCGATCGTTCCGGCTGAGGCTATGGCTCAGAGCTCGGCACAGTAAACAAAGGAGGGCACCAACATGAAGGACGTGAGGATCACAGCAACAGACAACCGCACCTATCTGGTGAGAGCCACCACGAGGCGCTTCGGAGAGGACGCGGTGCTGTTTGAGAGCTGGAAGTGGAACGACTGCCTCGACTATCTGAGGCGCTTCGGGATCGAGTATACGGGCAAGCGCCCGGCGTTTCCTCGTCACAGAGCGAACGGCACGACGATCACCCGGTACCCCGACCGCTGGAACCCCGCAAAGGTTTGGCTCGTCAAGCGCTACGCCGACGGGCACTACGCGCTCAATCAAGAGATCAACGGCTTTGTGTACTACACGAAATACCAGCGCGCACCGCTCTGGTACATCGAGCAGATCCTCACAGGCTACACCCGCCAAATGAACTAACCGCAGAAAAGGAGCAGGCTATGAACATTAAAGAATTTTCCGACCGCACCGGCTTTTACCCGTCTTTTGAACTCTACACCGTGATCGAGGCGCACTACATGGAGCAGTCCGGGGACAAGGACGCATTTTGTAAGGCCTACAAAGAGAACGCAGACGGCCTCGCCGAGAAGATCCAGCAGGAGGCGGAAATGCTCTCCCTCAATAATCAGAGCCGCGCGATCGCAGCGGCGAACGAGCTCAGAGCCGAGAACGAAACCCTCAAAGAGCAGGCCGAGCGGCTGATCGCTCAGCTGGAGCGCGAGCAGGAGTGGAAGCCCTACGGGCACAACAGCAGCATGAAGGACGACGACTACGCGCACTTGTGCCAGAGCGGCAGAACCATGACCGACGACGAGGCCGTGGAGCTGATTGCCTCAGAGTTTGGCTTTGCGCCGGAGAAGATCGAGATCGTGCACCAGATCAAGACATACGAGGTCAGCCGCCACCGCCAGCTCAGACAGAAGGGCACGATCGACCGGCTGCCGGTATACGACGCGACCGACTGGAACTACGTCCGCTTCAACTGCGCCGGCTGGCAGTACGAAATGATCAACGGACAGCTCCACCCCTTCAACGACTGAGGGGGTGAGAGCATGGCAAACAAGACACTCGAAAAATACGAGCTTTTGAAGGCAATGCACACGATCGTGCAGAGCCTAAACCATGAGGGCGCATACTTCGACCGCTGGATCCTCATTATCCCGGGCGGGGCAACAGACGAAGATCTCCACGACATTGCCGAGGACGAGGACGACGAGATCTTCCGTGACTCTGTGAAATGCTTCGAGGGTATCATGCGGGACTACATCAAAGACGGCATTTATGTGGCCGGGAAATTGTACTGAGGGGGCACCGATATGAAGGTTATCAAGAGAAAATTCAACCATTTCACGCGCATGATCGACGAGCTCGTGATCTTCGAGAGCTCCGACGGCGGCGAGTGCATGGCTGCCTATATGCGGGAGCGGCTGACGATCCCGGACTATGGCAAGGACGTGGACGTCATGATCGTGCACGATCCGGAGGTTAAGGACTACGACCTGCGGCCGGAGCTCGGCAAGGTATACAAGAACAAGAGCGGGAACGATCAGCTCTGCCTCATGGTATACAATGACCGGGAGGCGCAAATGAAGAACCTCACGAGCGGCTGGATCTGCGACGTGCACGGCGTAATCCAGCACCCGGACGGCTCGATCGAGTGGCTGCACTCCCACGGCGGGCACTTCGCTGACGACGCTCTGGCGCCTGCCGCCAGCCCGGCGCTGGCACCTGCCACATGAAGCGCGGGATCACAGTCCGCGGCGACTACGACTTCCACGACCGCTACGTCGTAGTAGTCGAGAAGGCGCGCGGCAAGCTGACACTCGACGAGATCGAGGACGCGCTGCGAACCAATGACCGCGGCGCATTCTGCGGCAATTATGTGATCATGCTCCGCTGCGGCGAGTCTACGATCGGCGGCTCCGGCTGGGACATATACGAGGATTTGAAAGGCGATACCGTGCAGGTGTACCCCGTGGACGGCGAGGACACCTGCCCGGTATGCGCCAAACTCACCCCGCCCTATCCGTATTGCCCGGAGTGCGGGAACAGCTGGGACAGCGAGGGAGAAGAAGCGACAAGGCGGGCAACGGTGGAGAACCTGCTCGACGCTATGAGAGAGGAAGCGGAGCACCGGACAAGGGGCGGCGACCTCGCAGCGTACTGGCAATACACCGGAGCCGTGAGCATGGCAAGGCAGGTCTGCTTCATCGACGCCGAGAAAGCCGCGGAGCTGATCGAGAAAGCAGCAGGCTTTAAGCCGGAGGGGGTGACGAAATGACCGACGACGAGCAGATCCGCAAAGAGCGGAACGACCAAAAGCGCGCACTCGTCCACAAGATCATGAACGAGGCACAGGCAAAGTACGACCGATACTGGAACGACTACCAGACCTGCGGAGGGGCTTCACAGCTGAGAACCGCGCGGAAATACGAGGATCTGGTGATCTGCTGCGAGCTGGCGCTCCGGGAGTTGGACGAAGGCTGCGAGAATTGCCTCAGACGCGCCCGGAACGGTAGAACAATGGCCGATCAGCTTCGGAAGCGCCGTGACGAAGGCGGCGAAACTATGATCAGCATAAACGAGGCGATCAACCTCGTGGAAACCGTTTCCTCGATCTTTTGAAGGGGGCGGCGTTATGTACGAATTGACACCAGCGGAGCAGCTGCCGGCGGACGCAGCCGCTCCGGATCTGGGCGACGCGCTCCGACGTCTGGGTGAGGCCTTCGAGGAACTGGGGCGGCGTCTCGCTGAGGTGCTGCTGGTAGCCTGCCGGAAAATCACCGAGGCGTTTCGCGAATGGCTGGACGATATTTTCCGGCGCATAAACCCGCGGATCTATTACCTATACAAGCACGCAAAGAAGGCGCGCACCAGAAAAAAGAACTATCACAGGCTTATGAAGGAGCTTCACCGGTGGCTAAGTTGAACAGCAAAGGCAAAAGCCGCGACGGGTACCGCTACGAAGTGTGCCGCGAGTGCGGCAAGGAATGGAACATAGCGCGCGGGCAATATATCCCGCCGGCCGGGTATCTCTGCCCGGCGTGTACCTACGGCAGAAAGGGGGCGCGAGCCTATGAAAACAACACAGAACACGGCGCAGGTGGCCGTAAGCGTCGATCTTGACGCAATAACCGCCCACGAGTCCGACGCGATATGCCGGACGCTGATCGGCTCCGTCTCCCACTTATTCGACGATCCGGCCGTTCTGGCCGACTACAAACGCTGGAAACAGGAACGCCAGCGGGAAAAGGAGCAGAACCATGACACATGAAAACAACAGCGGCGAGATCTTCGGCGAGCTTTTCGGCAAATATTCCGCGCTCGTATTCTTCGACACCGAGACGAGCGGGCTCGATCCTTCCAGCTGCCAGATCATCGAGCTGGCGGCACAGCGGATCGAGAGAACCCCGGACGGCTCTCTGACCGTCACCGCTTCAATGGACGACCTCGTTCAACTGCGACCGGGCGAAAAGCTCCCGGAGAAGATCACGGAGCTGACGCACATCACCGACGAAATGCTCCAGAAAGCAGGTGTCAGCTGCATGGACGCGGCCGAGCGCTTCACCGGTTTGATCAGACTCGCAGACAAGCCGGTGCTGCTGATCGCGCACAACGCGCACTTTGATCTCCAATTCACCAAGGTGCTGCTCTGGAGCTGCTGCCCGGCCGGGCTCAGAGCTCTGGAGGCTGCCGACTATCTCGACACGCTGACGGTATACAAAGACCGCCGGGCATATCCTCACCGCCTCGCGAATGCGATCGAGGACTACGAGCTCGGCGGCAAGGTGCAGAACTCGCACAGGGCGATCGACGACGTGGCCGCTCTGGTGGAGGTATGCAAGGCAATGGCAGCGGAGCGGGACGACCTCGGCGCCTATGTGAATATCTTCGGATATAACCCGAAGTACGGCGTCAGCGGGCAGCGCGTGGACGGCGTGACATACTGGCCGCAGTATTATTCCGACGAAATGCGCGGAGCGGCTGAGATCCTGCCGGCGATCGTAAGAAAGGAGGGCGGCTTTCGTGGCTGAGGCTGAGAAGAAGGAGCGGGCAGCTCCGGCAAAGCAGACAGCACCGAAGGCCGCGACGCTCCAGCAGAAGTTTGTTGAGCTGAGGAAAGCGATCCCCGCGATCGCCAAGGGCAGCACGAACGAGGAACACGGCTACACCTTCGCGAAAATATCCGACGTGTACCGCCTTCTCGTGCCGGCTATGAACGAGCACGGCGTCAACTTCGACATTATCGAGGAACGGGCGACAAAGCACGACCAGAACGGCGACGCGAGGTACGTCACAAGCTACACGCAGAACGCCGGCCGAGGCGAGCGCGTCGTCTGGATCTACGAGGCTGATCTGGTGATCCGCTGGACGAACGCAGACAACCCGAAGGACAACATGGACGTGACGCTGCACGCGATCGGCACCAATGACGGCGGCCCGGACAAGGCGAAGGGCTCCGCGTGGACGTATTGCCTCAAATATTATCTTTTCGAGAAATTCAACATTGACCAAGGCGCAGACGATCCAGACGCAGCGGATCACAGCACGGCACCGCCTCAGAGGGCACCACAAGCCCCGGCTGCGGCTCCGGCCGCCGGTGGCAATAATTACCCGCCCGGAGCTGCACAAGGGCAGCAGAGGCCGCAGGGAGGCGCTGTGCGGCCTCTGAGCGAGGCACAGCTGAGCAGGCTTTACAAGAAGGCAGAGGCAGCGGGCATAGCTCAGCAGCAAGTGAACGCTCAGATCTTCCAGAGGTACGGGCAGCAGGATCCGCACAGCCTCACGCGGCAGCAGTATGACGAGATCTGCGACTACATGGACAACGCAGCAAGACAAGGAGGAAACCGAAATGCTCAATAGTGTTAATTTGCAGGGCAGGCTCGCCGAGTCGCCGGAGCTCAGATACACGCAAGGCGGCGTCCCCGTCGTGCGCTTCGGGCTCGCGGTGGAAGGAACCAGCAAAGACGCGCCGGCCGACTTCTTCACGATCGTGTGCTGGAGGGAGCAGGCCGAGTTTGTCGCTCGGTATCTGACCAAGGGCCGGCAGGTGATCGTCGAAGGCAGGCTCACGACGAACAAGTGGACGGACAAGAACGGCTGCAAGCGTAAAGACGTGGAAGTCACCGCTCACCGGGTACACTTCGCCGGGAATAAGGAGCAGCAGCAGGATCCCGGCTATCAAACACCGCCGCAGGGCTACGACGACGTGCCGCCAGACTTCGACGTGCCGCCGGAATTTATGGGCGGCGGATATTGATACAAACGACCGCCGGACAGACCACGGACAGACCGCACAGCGACCGAAAACAAACCAAGTTGAAACCACGCAGCGACCGTTTAGGCTATCCGGCATAACCAAGAACCGACCGAAAGGAGGTGCGATCAATGGCATGGATCCAAGTGCACCAGACACTCAAAGACCACCGCAAAGTCTACGCGGCCGCCGACGCGCTCGACGTCGATCCAGCGCACGCGCTGGGGCTGATCGTGAGCTTTTGGCTCTGGGCTTTGGATAATGCACCGAGCGGATCGCTGGACGGTATCAGCAATCGCATGATCGCCAGAGCAGCGCAATGGACAGGCAACGCCGACGAGTTTGTGGAGGCGCTGAAAACCGCGGAATTTGTGGACGAAACGCAAGACGGAGGGCTGGAGCTGCACGACTGGCAGGAATACACCGGGAGTCTGATCGAGAAACGAGAAGCGGAGAAACAGCGCTCCAGAAAGAGGCGCGCAGCTGCCAAAGAGACGCCCGCAGACGCCGCCGCGCTGCCGCCTTCATGGAGTCAAACGACCGCCGGACAGACCGCGGACGGAACAGAGGGCGACCAGCAAAAGACCGCAGGTAGAGTAGAGTATAGTAGAGTAGAGTATAGTAGAGAAGAAATAGGGGGTAAACCCCCTATACCCCCCGACGCCGTGAGCGAGCGCTTCGCGCTGTTCTGGAAGGCGTACCCGAAGAAAGTCGGCAAGGGAGCAGCTGAGAAGGCATGGAAGAAGATCAAGCCCTCTGCGGAGCTGTTCGACAGGATCATGGCAGCCATAGACGCAGCCAAAGCCTCAGAGCAATGGCAGCGAGAAGGCGGCCGCTATATTCCGAACCCGGCGACATGGCTCAATCAGAGCCGCTGGGAGGACGAGCTGCCGGCCGCTGCTCCGTTCTTCTCTCAACCGCAGGCAGGTGGAAAAGGTGGAAAACCTAACACCATGGACGTGCTCGCCGGTATAATCGCAGCAGAGGAAGGAGGGGCACCGGTATGACAAGAGCAGACGCAGCAAAGCTGGTGGCGATCATCGTCACAGCCTACCCGAACTTCGACAAATTCAAGGACGCTCAGGCCGTGGCCTCGACCGTCGATCTCTGGGCGGCTATGTTCGCAGACGACGACGCCCGGATCGTAGGGCTCGCAGTTAAGAAGCACATAGCGACGAACAAGTGGCCGCCGAGTGTGGCAGAGCTCCGGGAGATCATGCTGGAGATCCAGAGGCCGGAGCTGATCGCCCCGGATCAAGCGTGGGCGGCAGTATCCGACTATATGCACACCGCCGGGAGCTGGAGCGGCGAACATCTGGAGAGAGCTCTCCCGCCGCTCGTAGCGCGTGCGGTGGAGGTTATAGGGTACCACAATCTCTACGACATGAACCGGGGCACATACGGCGACAGCAAACCCGGCATGGCTCGCGTAGCGTTTATGCAGCAATACACCGCAATGTATGAGCGTGAGAAGGCCAGAGCAATGACGCCGGCAGAAGTCACGGCAGCGATCGACGCGATCACCGGCGCTCTCCCGGACAAAGGGCAGCGCCTTCTCGAAGTCAGAGAGCAAGACCGCCGGAGAAAAGACCGGGAGATCGAAGAGATCATGCGCCGCAGCTTTGACAGCATAACAATGACAGCGCGGCCGGCGCTGGAAGGATAGGAGGCAAAATGAAACACGAGCTCAAAATATTGCCGGAATACTTCGCGGCGGTGCTGTCTGGCGTGAAAACATTCGAGGTGAGACGAGACGATCGACCATACAAGGCTGGCGACGTCCTCGCTCTCAAAGAATACGACGGGGCAAACTATACAGGGAGGACTTGCAATGCTGACGTGCTCTACGTTTTGCGCGGCGAGTATTGCCGCGACGGTTATTGCATTATGAGCATAAAACCAAGGAGGGCAAACACATGACCGACGAGGAAATGCAGCACGACCGCCGTTGCTGCCTCTGCGACTACGCGACCAAAGAAGGCACCGGCTATTTCTGCGCACGCTGGAACGGCCGAACGAACGGCTCGGACGACTGGTGCTTTTACTTCAAACCAAAACCGGAAGGAGGAACAACCATGAAAGACGAACGAACAACAGCGACCGATCTCTCTGGAGCTCCGGAGGCCGTGAAGGCTCAGATCCTCGCAAACGATCAGAAGCTCCACGACCGTGACAGCGGCAAGCGCTCCCGGCTGGTGTATATCTGCTCCAGATACAAGGACGATCCAGACCGGAACGTCCAGAAAGCGCAGGAATACTGCCGGGAGGCTCTGGAGCTCTGGCCAGACGTGCTGCCGCTCGCGCCTCATGTGTATTTTACACAGTTTTTGGACGACAGCGTGCCGCGGGAGCGGGCTCTCGGTTTGGCTGCCGGGATCTCGCTGCTGGATATTTGCGACGAGCTCTGGGTGTACGGCATGGAAAATCCGAGCGAGGGCATGGCCGCCGAGATCGCCTACGCGAAAGAGCACGGGATCCCGATCATCGACGCCGCGGAGCTCTACCGGAACCGGCAGCGGGAACAGCTGAGCGCGCCGATCGGCAGCGTCACACTCTCCCCGCCGGCCTCGCACGCTGACATTGAAGGCGTGAGCGCCTGCACAGCGGCAGAGATCACGATCGAGGGGGAGCTGATCTGCGAGCTGGCGAAACAGCTCCGGCGCAATCCCGGCCGCGATCTGATCGTCAACGGGGAGCCATGAGTGGCTGGAGAGAGATCCGGGGCAAAAACAGCGAGGGCTACCCGGATCCGACAGCGACAACAGCACTCGCGAACATTGCAAGAGAGGAACGCAGGCAGAGGGGGCTCAGGAGCAGGCTTGACGGTGAGATCTTCGAGAACATGATCCAGACGAGCCTCGACTGGTACCGGGACAAGGGGCTCGCGTATGTGGAGAAAACCCCGGAGCCTATGCGCCCTCTGGGGCCGCCGAACAAGCAGGGCCAGTTTAAGGCCTGCTACACCAAGGCAGGGCAGCCGGACTTCAAGGGGACGCTGATCGGCGGCCGGGCGATCGTATTCGAGGCAAAACACACCGGAGACGACCGGATCGAATACGGCAGACTGACAGCGGAGCAGGTGGAGAGCCTAACGGATCACGACCGGCTCGGCGCTGCCGCCTACGTCATGGTGAGCTTTAAGCTCCAGAACTTCTACCGGATCCCGTGGAGCGTCTGGCGTGACATGAAGGAGCTGTACGGCCGGAAATACATCAAAGAGGCCGAGCTTGAACGGTATCGGGTGAAGTTTATCGCCGGAGTGATCAAGCTGCTGGACGGCGTGGAGACGACGCTCGCGGAAATGGAGGCAAGCAAGTGACAATCAAGGAAGCAAACGAGGCGGCGCGGCAGCTGCTCCCGGTGATCTTCGACGGCATCGAGTTTGAACGGATAACGCAAGTCGGGATCAACTACAACGACAAGGGAGAGCCGCGGTATTTTCTCCAGATTTTAGGAAAAAATCACGGCAGCGTCGCCTATGTAGAGCCGAGAAGCTGCGAGGTTAAGCGGCCGGACTAAATTCAACGAAAAGGAGCGAAGGCATGGAAAAAGCAGAAGTATACGCCAGAGCGCTGACGATCGCCGCCGCGATCATGGCAGCAGCGGGCCTCTGCCGGTATGAGGCGCCGGACAAGTGCAATCACTTGTACGCAGATAATGAAACTTGTGCAAAGTGCATAAAGGCGTGGATCAAGAACAAGGCAAAGCAAGAGCTCAGGAAGGAGGCGAGGACATGAGCACACGACCGTGCAAAGCCTGCGGTGCGCAGATCATTTGGATCAAGACGCCGGCCGGCAAGGCGATCCCGTGCAACATCAACCCGGTGTACTATGTGCGGACGCGGTACAGCAACACCAGAGTGGTGCTGCCTAACGGCGAGGTTATTATGGCAGAGATCGCGAGAGACTACGCGAGCTCTGAGGGGTACGGCTATATCCCACATTGGAGCACCTGCACAAACCCGGATCAATTCAGAAAGGGGCGGTAAACATGACAAATAACAAGGGCACGAGCCGGATCAATCTGCAAAAGCTCGCCGGCGGCGCCTTCGCTGAAAAGCTCAACGAGGCGCTGCTGCAAGTGGCCGACAACATTCAGAACCCGAACACCGACGCCGTGGCAAAGCGCGAGATCACGATCAAGATCAAATTTGCGCCGAACAAGACGCGCCAGCTCGTCAACACCACCATTTCGGTGACGACAAAGCTCGCAGCGACCGAGGCAATCGACACTCAAATGCTCATGGGTAAGGATCTGAAAACCGGCCAGCTGGAGATCGCAGAGTATAACGGGCAGACACCCGGACAAATGAGCCTATTCGACGAACCGGAGGACGACGAGGATCTGATCGACGAGCTCGAACAGCTCCAGACAGACAAGCCTCTGGATCTCCGCGAGCGCGGAAAGCAGAAGGGCCCGGAGCAGCTGCCGACCGGCGGCCAGACCGAGGGCGACCGCGGAGCGACCGGCGGTCTTTTCGTATCAATCAATCACCGAGCCGCACAAGGATAAAAGGAGGGCAAAAATATGGAAGGTATCAAAGAGGCGATCGCATACATCACAGGGCTGGCGGTCAGAGCGGAAAAGCCGGAGATCGTGGAGATCAACGGCCGGACATACTGCACGAAGGATCTCAGACGCTACGACGCGGAGCACATGGCAGAACCAATCAAGGCGACCACGCTCACGTCGCTGGTGGACTACATCAAGGAAAGCCGCGACGAGCTCCGCGAGCGCATGATCATTCAAGTGGTGAGTGCCACCGAGGTGCGGCTCTATTCCGGGCTGCTGGCAGAGCGGGAGCGCGAGACGCTGTTTGTTGTCAATGCGCTGCTGCCGCGCTTTGATTACGGCACCGAGTACGATCAAGAGACTTTTCTCGTATCGCTCCAGAGCTGCTTCGCTCAGAGCAGCGAGCGGGAGGCCGTCGCCGTTCTGGCGTCCAATATCGTGAACACCAAGGCTGCCGAGTATTCAGACGACGGCACAACGCAGCAGGCCACGATCCGCACCGGCATTGTCACAAAGGGCGACGCACTCGTGCCTAACCCGGTGACGCTCATTCCCTACCGCACATTTCTGGAGGTAGAGCAGCCGGCGAGCGACTTCATTTTCAGAATAAGCGAAGGGCGCAGCGGTGAGCCGCTTTTCAAGCTCGTGGCAGCTGACGGCGGGATCTGGAAGGCACAGGCCGTCCAGAACGTGAAATCCTACCTCGTGGAGCAGCTGGCAGACATTCCGGATCGCGCCAAAATCACCATTATTGCATAATCAAAACAAAAACCGGGAGGGGGTGCAAATTCTCTCCCGGCAACACGAAAGGAGCAGGCTCATGGAATACAAGCCGAAAATCATCACAGGCAGAGCGCAGAACACCGGCTACCCGATCGACGGGCACGTTCTGACGCTCTCACAATGGGATTATGACAACCACGCGAGCTGGCACCTCTACGGCTGGGAGCCGAGCGAGGACAAGGCCGTCATGGAGACAATGTACCGGGCGGAGCTGGACGCGGGCTTTAGAGCAGACGACACCCGCGAGGAATTTGTGGAGACGTGGAAGGCTGGAGAGTATGAACCGCCAGCCGCCTTCACGCTGGAGCTCGATCAAGTCGAGGTGCTGGAGGTATTGCAGGAAGAAGAAGGCGCAGCTCCGGCAGCAGGCATAAGACCGCGGGAACTGCACGACAAGGGCGGGATCATGTGCCTACCTCTGGATCAGAACCTCAACGGCGACACGCAGGCAAAGCACCCGGAGTGGACTCCGATCAGCTGCCCGCGCTGCGGCCGTAAATGCTGGAAACCGGCAGAGGCCGACCGGATCCACGAGGCGCAGGGCGTCCGCTTTTTGTGTACGGAGTGCGCGATCAAGGCAGGACTGCTGGCGCCGTATAAGTCCAGCAGCAATCCAAACCCGGCAGGAAACCGGGCACAGAGAAGGAGGGCTAACCGTGAAAAGAGAAGAAAATAACAGCGGCGTGGGCTTTTGGCTCGCTTTGTCGGTAATCGCTGCGGCGCTCTGGGTGGCGCTGCTCGTCTCAAAGGCTGCCGGAGCTGTTCACATCAGCTGGCCGGCGGCACTTCTGGCGCTGCTCTGGATCTCTGCCGCTGTTATGTTCTCCGGGATCTTTGTTATCGTCGGAGGCGACAAACTGGAACGGCTTATGAAGAAGGCCAAAAAGCGCAGGCACCAGCGCGAAATGATCCGCACGATCAGCGAGACAATGAAGATCCTCACCATGAACGGCGTGGGCGGCGTCTACGGCGTCAAAAGAGAGCCCGGAGAGAGCAACCGACACTTCCAGAAGCGGATCAACGCCGCAGCCTGCGAGCTCGACAACTCAGAGCGGCGCAGGCCTGCTCCGGCGACCGGTGCAAAGCTCGACAAGATCGCAGAGGCCCACGGCCTCACCCGCGGCGCCGGCGAAACAGACGCGGAGCTGCAAGAACGGATCCGGCAGAGCGTATTCCGAAAACTGGAGGGGGCAGGAAAATGACAGACTATCAGACAGCGGCAGAGCCTCGCGCTCACGCCGACGGGGTACCGGTATTCTGCGCCCACGACGAGATCGTGGAAGTGGAGAAGCTGATCCCGAACCCGAAAAACCCGAACACACACCCGGACGCGCAGATCCAAGCGCTCGGCCGCATTATCCGGCAGACCGGCTGGCGACAGCCGATCACCGTCAGCAGGCGCTCCGGATTTATCGTGAAGGGGCACGGCAGGCTCAGCGCCGCGCTGCTGGAGGGGCTGGCAGCTGCTCCGGTGGAGTATCAGAACTACACAAGCGAGGCCGAGGAGTACGCAGATCTTGTGGCAGACAACCGGATCGCGGAGCTGGCCGAGATCGACAACAAAATGCTGGCCGACATTTTCGCGGATATTGACACCGGCGAGATCCCTCTGGAGCTGACCGGCTTCACCGAGGACGAGGTGGCCGGGCTGATCACGGCAATGAGCGAGGCGCTGCACAACGATCTCCACGAGCCCGATCAGATCCCGGAACCGCCGGAGCCGGACGACACGATCACGCAGAAGGGCGATCTCTGGATCCTCGGCCGGCACCGCGTCGTCTGCGGTAATTCCACGAACGAGGGAGACATGGAACTGCTGCTCGACGGAGAAAAGCCGGAGATCCTGCTCACGGATCCGCCGTACTGCTCCGGAGGCTTCCAAGAGTCCGGCAAAAGCAGCGGCAGCATAGGAACCAAGAGGAAAGGAGAGGACGGGAAAACCGTCGTGCCGACGATCAGCTCAGACACGCTCAGCACGAGAGGTTATACCGTGCTCATGAAGGCGGTGCTCGACCTCTCCCCGGTAAAAGTCGCCTATATCTTCACAGACTGGAGAATGTGGACGTATTTATTCGACATTGTAGAGGCAGCAGGCCTCGGCGTCCGGAATATGCTCGTCTGGAACAAGAAATCGCCCGGAATGGGGAACGGCTGGAGAGCTCAGCACGAGCTCGTCATGTTTGCACACCGCACAAAGCCGCAATGGGACAACCACAAGGGCTATGGGAACGTGATCGAGGCCACCCGCTCCGGGAACGAGCTGCACCCGACGCAAAAGCCGGTCGAGATCCCGGAGAAGCTGCTCGACAATACGGAGTGGGCGGCTGCCGTCCTCGATCCCTTCGGCGGCTCCGGCACGACTCTGATCGCCGCCGAGAGCGTCGGCCAGCCTGCCTACCTCATGGAAATGGAGCCCGCATTTGTGGACGTGATCGTCAAACGATACATAAGGACGACCGGGAACAATGCGATCCAGCTCGTGAGGGGGGCGAAATGGTGCCGCGTGAGGAATACGAGGGCATTTTCAACGAATAAGGCAAGGGGGTGGAGTCCATGGCTCAACAGCAGCCAAAGGAAACCGACGCAATAAAGCACAAGCTGGAGAGCTTCGCGGCACTCCAGCGAAAAATCGACAATCAGATTGAGCGACTGGAGCAGCTGAAACAGACCATGGGATCCCCGTCGTCTCCAAACCTCGGCGGCAGCGGAGGGGGCAGCTCCGACGGCGTGAGCAAGATCGAGCGCCAGATCGAGCGGAAGGACGAACTCGAAAGGAAGATCCGGGAGCTGATCGGTCGGGAGTCAGAGATCCGCGCCGAGCTGGAGCAGCTGATCGAGCGGCTGCCAAAGCCGGACGAGCAGACCGTCCTCGAAATGCGGTACCTCGACCGGCAGAACTGGTGGACGATCTGCGCCGCGCTTTACAGCGACCGGGAGGACTACCAGAACGGCGAGAAGTATCTGAACAAGACCTTCAAGCTCCACGGCTCGGCGCTGCAATCGCTGGCCAAGATATACATCGCCGAAAGCTAAAAAGGCGCCATGCACAAAGCGGGGCGTTTTTGTTTGTGCATATCGCCAGAAAAAACACGGGGAGGGGGTATAAAACCGCAGTAAATGGAAGTTAACGGAATAAAACGCCACTTGCGCAGCCGAAAACGCGGTGCTATAATTACAATGACAACAAAACGCACGACGGCCGATCAAAAGGCTGCCGGGCGTTTTTGTTATATCAGCTCCCGTAAAAAATACGGGGAGGGGTGCAATATTTCAAACAACCCCGCGGCTGATTTTTATAGCATTGCGTGTAAGGCGTCCAGCAAGCCCGCTGAGGCGCTTTTGCTTTTAGGGTGTAGTTTGTTGACCGAACACCGTCGGAGCGGCTGTGAGCGCGTGTGCGTATTCTCAGAGGCAAACGTGCGGCGGCCACAAAATCGGCGCCCATTTTTCACCCCCCTATTTTCTGCATGAGGATCAAGCGGGCAGAGCACCCGCTTTGATCTTCACGCACAAAGCAAAGAGCAAAAGGAGCTGATCGCATGGCAGGAAGAAAAGGCGGAACAATCAGCGCAGTTATGAAGGACGGGGCAAAGCTGAGCAAGCAGCTCCAGACCTATGATAAAAAAGCGGAGAACGTTCTGAAACGCTCCGTCTCCGATTTCCGGTCAAGAGCCCCCGGCTGGATAAGTATGGGGACGCGAAAATTTTACAACATTGACAAGGGCACAATCAGCAGAGCTGGCCCAAGCACCAAAACCGGCTCCACAATCAAAGTCGCCGGGAGAGAAGTTGCTGGCGCCACTTTGGTGTATAAGGACAGAATGCTGACAACCCCACGATTCGATCAGAGTCCGACAGAAAGACCGTCGGCGCTCCCGTATCAGATCCATGTAAAAATATTGAAGGGAAAGCGGGCAAATTTGCCGCATGACACTTTTCTCGCGAGAAAGCTCGGCGCTCTACCATTCCAGCGTAAAGGCGACGACAGAAAACCGCTTTTAATTATTAAGGCAATCGCCGTGCCAGAAATGATAGGAAGCGAGCGGGCGAGCGACACGATCAACGACATGGTATACGAACGCATGGAAAAGCGTGTACTAAACCACATTAGGACGGCGTTTAAGTGACTCATAAAATCACAAACAAGAAGCCAATCGGCGAGAACAAAGAAAAAGCACTTTGAACATCACGTCCAGCAAGCAATGAAATGATTTTTGTTTTTCTCCGTTCGTTTTCAATTCGCTTTTGAATAGCTCCGAAACATTCAACTTTTAAGCGCTTGAAATGTTGAAAAGCTGTGCAAATCTCTTTGAAATCCCGCGAAAAATCTTTTGAAAATCATTTGAATTTTATCAAAGCAATTTGAAAAAGCCAACGAAAACGTCGAAAAATAGACTTTTCCAAATTTCGGCGAGCTCGCGACGGCCTCGCGAAATTTTGCCGGGAGGTACTGTGGGGGCTCAGAAAAGCCCTGCGGTGCTGGCGAGCCCAAAATCTCGCCAGACACGAAAAAAATTTTTTGAGGCGTTTCGTTTCGTTTGGAGGCCGGAAAGGAGGGGCGCCCGTGGCTGATACCAAGCAAAATTTACAGTCCAGCGAGACGATCGCAAAGCTGTTCGGCGTCACTCCGCGGCGAGTGCAGCAGCTCGCGCAGGAAGGCATTATACCGGCCGCGAAAAAGCGCCCGTATCTGTTCGACCTGCTGCCAACGATCCAGACATATATCAGATATTTGAGCGATAAAGTCGCCGGCAAGGAGCAGAAACCGGCAGACACCGCCAGAGCCGAGGCCGACAAGGTGCGAGCAGAGGCAGATCTGAAACAAGCAAAGGCGAAGATCGCAGAAATGCAGCTCAAAGAGCTGGAAGGCACTATGCACCGGAGCGAGGACGTGGCCGCCGTGATGGACGACCTCGTTTTTACGATCCGCGGCATGATCGTGGCGCTGCCGGGACGTCTGGCAATGGACGTTTCACAGGCCGGCACCGCCGCCGAGGCCTCGGCCATTATCCGGGCCGAGTGTAACAAGGTGCTGAACGAGCTCGCGAACTACAAGTACGATCCCGAAGAATACCAACGGCGGGTGAGGGATCGCGAAGGCTGGAGCGAGGCCTTCGCAGATGAAGCCGACGAGTAAAACCGCCGCCAGAAAACTTAACGCGGCCATAGGCTCGGCCGTCCGAAATTTCAGACCACCCGAAGATCTGACGGTGGCAGAATGGGCCGACAGACACCGCCGACTGTCCCCGGAGAACTCCGCGGAGGCGGGCCCGTGGCGCACCTCGCGCACACCATACCTGCGGGAGCCCATGGAGGCTTTCACAGATCCGAAAATTCGTAAAATCGTAATGGTGGCGGCGTCACAGGTGGGAAAGTCAGAGCTCGAACTGAATGTGATCGGGTACATTATCGACCAAGATCCCGGCTCTATCCTATTTGTGCAGCCAACGCTTGACGACGCCCGGAAGTTTTCACGGCTCCGTGTGGCGCCTATGATAAGAGACAGCAAGCCGCTGAAAGCCAAAGTCAGCGACGTGAAGGCGAAGGACTCCGGCAACACGATCCTGCAAAAGTCTTTTCCCGGCGGTATGCTGACGATCACCGGCTCGAACAGCGCCTCGGCGCTGGCCTCGACGCCGGCCCGCTATATTATCGGCGACGAGCGCGACCGCTGGGCGACGAGCGCAGGAACCGAGGGCGATCCGTGGGCGCTCGCCGAGGCAAGGCAGGCGACATTCTACAACGCGAAGGCAGTCGAGGTATCGACGCCGACGATCAAGGGGGCGTCAAACATTGAAAGCAGCTACTACCAAGGCACACAGGAACGCTGGTGCCACCTCTGCCCGGAGTGCGGCGAGTACGGCGAGATCCTATTCGACCGGATTCAATTCAAGCACCACGCCGCGAAGGTAAGAGGGAAAAAAACATACACGATAGACGGCCCGATCTCGTGGATCTGCCCGCACTGTGGCGTCCTCTCTACCGAGGAAACCATGAGGCGGCAGCCGGCGAAGTGGATCCCGGAGAACCCGGAGGCATACAAAGCGGGAGTCCGCTCGTTTTGGCTCAATGCCTTCTCGTCCCCGTGGACTCCGTGGGAGAAGATCGTGCTCAAATTCCTGCAAGCGAAGGACGATCCGCAGAAGCTCAAAGTCGCATTTAATACGCTACTCGGCGAACTCTGGGAGGATCGCGGCGATCTGACCGACGAGGACACCATGCTGGCAAGGCGCGAGGACTACGGCACAAACGCCGACGGCTCCCCGGTGGAGCTGCCGGAGGGCGTGCTTGTGCTCACCTGCGGCGTAGATACGCAGGACAACCGCCTCGAATACGAGGTAGTGGGGCACGGCTACTATGGCGAAACGTGGGGAATAAAAAAAGGCTACATCATGGGAAAACCAGACGCCGACGAGGTGTGGGAGCAGCTGGACGACGTTATCGGCCACGTTTACCATTTCCGCGACGGGAAGGGGCTCCGGATCTCGATCACCTGCGTGGACTCTGGCGGCCATTATACGCAAGAGGTTTACGCCCACTGCCGGCAGCGCAAAGACAAGCGCGTCTTTGCGATCAAGGGCAAGGGCGGCGACGGCGTGCCATTTGTGACGCCGCCGCATAAGGTACCAATCAAAGACAACAAGCGGATCACCTGCTGGCTTTACACCCTCGGCGTAGACGCAGGCAAAGAGACGATAATGTCAAGCCTCAAAGTGCAGGAACCGGGCGCGAAATATTGCCATTTCCCTGCGGGTGACGTCTACGGCTACGACGGCTACTACTTCGCCGGGCTGCTCTCCGAAAAGCTGGAGCTCACGCAGACACGGCGTGGCAACGTCTGGCGCTGGGTAAAGATACCCGGCCACGCCAGAAACGAGGCGCTCGACTGCCGAAACTACGCACTCGCGGGGCTCAAAATCATAGATCCGGACATGGCAGCCGTGGAGAGGCGACTCAAAAACCTGCCGGAGAAAGAACGGCCGGCAAGAGCGCAGCCGCAGCGCCCGAAAAAGCAGGCGCCCGATCCCTTCGACGACTGGTAAGGAGGCAAGACCATGAAAAGATCACCAGAAGCAATCCAGACGGAGCTCACAAGGACGCGCGAACGCCTCGAACTCTACCTCAAACGCGAGGCCGATATGCTCGGCGACGGCGTGCAGCTCTACACGATAGGCTCCAGAAATCTGCAACGCTACCAGACGACGCTCTCGTCGGTGCAGGCGGAGATTGAACGGCTCCAGAAGAAAGTCGATCAGCTGGAGGCAGAACTGGCGGGCGGCTCCGCTCGCCGCGCGGTGGGCGTTATCCCCCGCGACTGGTAACGGGTAAACGCCGGCGGCGGCCGGCTTTACTATATGCGGGCGCGGTGGAATTTGTGCTCCTTTATTTGCCGCGCCTGCCTCTATAAAAAACAACAGAAGGAGGCGATCACGACGTTCAAAGACCGCAAAACCGGGCTGATTTTGCCCGACTCTGTGCGCCCTCAAAATAAGGGCTACGGAGAGGCCGGCGCCAGTTGGAAGAAGAAAGCCGTCAAGGGCTTTAACGCGCCGAGCGGATCCGCACACGAGGACATAGACTTCAATAACTTCACGCTGCGGCAGAGAGCGCGTATGTTATACATGGCCGCGCCGATCGCTACCTCGGCGATCAAGACGAACCGCACAAACGTGGTGGGCGTCGGGCTCCAACTGAAAAGCAGGATAGACCGCGAGGCTCTGGGACTATCCCCGGAGGCGGCCGAGGAATGGCAGAAGGCAGCGGAGCGGGAGTTTGCGCTCTGGGCGCAGAACAAGCGCGCGTGTGACGCCACCGGCGTGAATACGTTCTACGGGCTCCAGCAGCTCGCGCTCGTATCGTGGCTATTGTCCGGCGACTGTATCGCCGTGATCAAGCAATACAAGCCGAGCAGACTCACGCCCTACGCGCTGCGCGTGCACATTATCGAGTCGGACAGGGTGGCAACGCCCGGCGGCTCTGGCATAGGCGCCGCGCTGCTGCTGACGACCGGGAAAAACTCTGAAAACGGGAACGCGATCTTCGACGGCGTGGAGGTTGACAAAAACGGTGCCGTCGTGGCCTATCATATCCGCAGCACATACCCCTACGAGCTCGGCAACCCGGCGCCGACAACATGGGCGCGCGTCGAGGCATACCAAGAGCACACCGGGCTCCCTAACGTCGTGCACGTTATGGACTCGGAGCGGCCGGATCAGTATCGCGGCGTCAGCTATCTGGCACAGGTGATCGAGCCGCTGCTGCAAATGCGCAGATACACCGAGAGCGAGCTCATGGCCGCTGTGATCGAGTCGTTCTTCACGGCTTTTGTTAAGACAGAGGCGCCCACGGACGAAATGCCGTTCAATGAAACGGACGAACCGCCGGCAGAGCCACGAGGCCCCAACGACTACAACATGGGGCCGGGCACCGTCAACATTATGCAGCCCGGCGAGAGCGTCGAGTTTGCGCAGCCGGCGCGGCCGGCCGGAGGCTTCGGAAATTTCGTGACGGCGATCAGCCAGCAGATCGGCGCCGCTCTGGAGATCCCGGCTGACCTGCTGCTGAAATCGTTCAACGCCTCGTACTCCGCGAGCCGTGCGGCTCTGCTGGAGGCGTGGAAGTCGTTCAAAATGCGCCGGGAATGGCTGGCCGACGACTTCTGCCGGCCGATCTATGAAGTATGGATGAGCGAGGCCGTGGCACGCGGGCGCATTTACGCGCCTGGCTTCTTCTCTGATCCGGTGATCCGCGCCGCATATCTCGGCAGCGAATGGCTCGGTCCTTCGCAGGGGCAGCTCGATCCGGTGAAGGAGATCACCGCCGAGGTGCTGGCGTGCTCCGAGGGCTTCTCGACGCACGAGCAGAGCACGATCCGGCTCAACGGCGGCCAATGGGACGCAAACGTCGAGCAGCTGCGCCGCGAGAACGAAAAGCTCGGCGGCAAAGCGCCGGATCCGCACCAGAGCGGGCAGGACGACGGCAGCGATCCGGAGGCGCCCGAAGATACCGACGACAACCCGCACGATCCAAGGCAGGCAGAGGCAAGAGCCCGGCAGGCCGTGAGAGATCTCGCGCTGCGGGAGTCTATCAAAAAAGCATTTGAAGGAGGTTAAGGCATGGGGAAAAAGATTGATTTTCTCATGGGATCCGCCGCACGGCAACCCACCGCAGCTGCGCCGAAATTCTGGAACATGGCAGAAACCGGCGACGATTCGGCAGAGATCACTCTCTACGGCGACGTTATGGCACAGCAGCCGACAGACTGGTGGACGGGGCAGCCGGAGCCGGGGCTCTACATCACACCGGAGGGCTTTATGGAGGATCTGGCAAGGATCAAGGACAAAGCCCACATCACCGTCAAGCTCAACAGCTGCGGCGGCGATCTCTACACCGGGATCGCTATCCATAACGCGCTGAAAGCTCTCAGCAGCGCCGTGAACGTCGTCGTCGAGGGTATCGCTGCAAGCGCGGCGAGCGTGATCATGTGCGCAGGCGACACCGTGACGGTGTACCCCGGCTCTCTGATCATGATCCACGGCGTCAGCGTCGTGCTCTGGGACGCGCTCAACATACAGGACATGAAGCAGCTGATCAAGGGCATGGACGCCAGCGAGCGCGCGGTGGCTGCGATCTACAACGCAAAGACCGGGATCGAGATCGACAAGCTCCGCGGCATGATGACCAAAGAGACGTGGCTCACCGGCGCGGAGGCGATCGAGAATGGCTTCGCCGACGAGCTGGCAGAGGGCGAGGCCGCCGCAGAAATGAGCATGAGCGGTGACAGGAAGGTGCTGTTCGTGAATGGGATCCAGCACAACGTCGGAGCCTTCCACAACATACCGGGCACAATCCCTGTCAACAATAGCGCAAAACCGGCAAAGCCGGCAGCGAATAAGCCGTCCAAGGCGGCAAAAAACGAAGGAGGAAAGCAGCACATGACACTCGAAGAACTCAGAGCGCAGGAGCCGGAACTCGTGGCGCAGATCGAGCAGGACGCGAGAAACACCGCGCAGTCTGCCGCCGTAGCAGCAGAGCGCGAACGCCTCGCAGCCATTGACTCGATCGCGGCCTCGGTGCCGGATCAGCAGCTCGTCCACGACGCAAAGTACGGGGACAACCCCTGCACAGCGCAGGAGCTCTGCTATCGCGTTATGCAGCAGAGCGCGGCACAGGGGCAGAGCTTCCTCACGGCCTACGCGCAGGACGGCAAGAACTCCGGCGCGGCAGACGTGAGCGCAGCGCCTAACAGCGGCGCAGCGAGCACACCGGAGGAACAGGACGCGGCAGAGCTCGCCGTCGTTCTGAACGCATACAACCAGACGAAGGGAGGCAGCAAGAAATGAGCACCAGACTTGACGAGACGATCGCAACAATGGGCGCCGATAATCTGATCAGCGACGTTTACCCACCCGCCGACGTGTTTTCGGTGAAGATCAGAAAGGGCACCGCGGCGGCAACATATAAGCGCGGCACCGTTCTGGCACTCTCCGCAGGTACGGGAGGCGACGGCAAGCTCGTGATCCTCGGCACCACCGCGGGCTCCAACGAGACGCTGACGGCTAACGCTATTCTGGCCGAGGACGTAACCGTCGGTACCGCAGCGGACGCCGTGGCGATCGCATACCGCACCGGGCATTTCAACGGCAACGCGCTGACCGTCGCCACCGGCTACACTATCACCGCAGCAGACAAGGAAGCTCTCCGCACCGCGGGGATCCTGCTCTCTGACGCAGTGGAGATTTAAGGAAGGAGGACAGGGCAATGGCTCTCAATTTTTTTGACACTCACACGCTGCTCGCCTCTGTGCAGCAGCTTGAACCGCTTCACACCTTCCTGCTCGATCGCTATTTCCCCACAAACTCGGCGACGGACGTTTTCGCCACCGACGACGTGCTCGTGGAATACAAGAAGGGCAGCAAAAAGGCCGCGCCGTTTGTGGCGCCTCGTAAGGGCGGTATCACCATTCTGCGCGACGGCTACACCGTGAAGCGCTTCACCCCCTCGTATATCGCGCCCAAGCGCACGCTGACGATCGACGATCTCAACAAGAGGGGCTTCGGCGAGGCTCTGTACTCGCAGCTCACCCCTCAGCAGAGACAGGGCGTGCTCATGCTCCGCGATCTTGACGAGCTCCGCGCAATGAATGAGCGCCGCAAGGAGGCAATGGCCGCCGAGGTCATTTTCACGAACGGCTGCGTCATGGACGAATATGTGGACGACCTGCACACCTTCGAGGAAAAGGAGGTGCGCTTCTACGACGGGGTACAGAACCCGGCCGTCTACACTCCCACGGCATACTGGAGCACGACAGAGGCAAGCGGGAAGCAGATCCTCAACGACGTGGCAGCCATGATCTCCATGCTGACAAAGCGCGGGCTCCCTGCCACCGAGGTGCTGGTGGCTCCCGACGTCGCAGACGTGATCCTCGCAAACGAGTGGATCCTCAAACTGCTTGACAACAGGCACTACGAGATCGGCGGCGTGGATCCTGCCGTTCTGCCGTCTGGTGCGTCGAAGATCTGCCGCCTCAATATCAAGGGCCGCATGATCGACTTCCTCAGCTACGAGGACACATACACCGAGATCGACGGCACGGTCAAGCCCTTCATTCCGCAGGGCATGATCGCCGTGTGCGCTCCCGCAGCAGGCCGCACCATTTACGGCGCAGTCACTCAGCTGGAGCAGGCAGACGGGGAGTTTCACACCTATGCCGGCGTGAATGTGCCGAAGTACCTCAGCGACGCGAGAAGCAACGTCCGCGAGCTGATCCTCACGTCCGCGCCTCTCTGTATGCCTAACAACGAAAACCCGTTTATCACGGCTCGCGTGCTCCAGAGCACCTAACGCGCAGCAGAAAGGAGCAGGCTATGGCAAAAATTAAAGTGATCCGCGGCGGCTGCGGTATCGCATACAAGGACGAGCACGGAGCTGATCGCCACGCTCTGAGGACGGCCGAGGACGGCCCCTTCGAGTGCGACGAGCAGCAGGCCTCGCGCCTCGTTTCCCTCGGCGTCGCCGAGTATGCAGACGAACAGCAGGCGGCGGCCCCTGCAACAGCAGAGGCAGCACTGGAGGACGAGGAACCGATCACCGGCACGCTGGATCCGGATCAGCTCAAAGACATGAGCCTCAATCAGCTGAAAGAACTCGCGGCAGATATGGGGGCAGACGTCAAGGGCTGCAAGTCGAAAGGCGACTACATCAACGCGATCACAGCGCTGGAGGTAGAAGCGGGCGACGAGGACGACGACCTGCCGGATCTCGGCGCTGCTGATCCGGAATAAGGAGGGCAGCAGCATGATCAAAATTATCAAGGGCAGCTACGGGCTGAAAGTGGACGGCGTAGTCACGGCAATGAGGCCGGGCTCGGATCCGTTTTCGCTCTCTGAGGCTCGCGAGGCTGAGCTGGTAGCTCTCGGCGTGGCCGAAAAGGTGGAAACAGCCGAGAGTGACTACGCAGGCAAGACAATGGCAGAACTTCGCACGGAGGCGGCAAAGCGCGGCGTAGACGTTAAGCAGGCCAAGAGCAAGCGCGAAGTGATCACAGCGCTGGAGTCCGGCGCCACAAAGCAGGACGGCGGCGAAAGCGGCGAGGGCACCGAGTAAACGGTGAGCTTCAAAGACCAGATCTGGAAGGATCTCGCGAGCGTTTTCTTGAACCTCGACGAATTTGCAGAGCTTCACAGAATTGAAGGCAAACAGGTGGCCGTCGTTATCGACGACGACGAGCTGCGAGAGCTCAAAAAGGGGCAGATCCTCGACATGACGGAGGCTGATATGCTGATTTTAGCAAAGGCCGACGACCTGCCGCGGGATCTGGATCCGGGCCGTCTGCTGAATGTGGACGGCCGCGAAATGCTCGTGGTTAAAGCTGGAGAGGACATGGGGCTCGCGGAAGTCGCTCTACGCCAGAACCGCAGCGGATAAGGGGGCGCACTATGCTGGTATCACAGATCGACAGCGTGGTGCAATGGCTCGCCTCAAACGTGTGCAGCAAGATCACGCTCAAATTGCCGGACGACTATCAGAACGACGCAGACTATCCCGTCGAAATGGTGCACCCTGCGGCTTTTCCGCTCTATGTGCCGGGCAAGGATAGACTGCCGCCGAAGGTGCCGGCGCCTATCCCCTCTATCTGCGTACAGCTTATGGAGGGAAACGACGATCTCACCAAAAGCCGCCGATCGCTCCAGATCCGGCTCTGCCTCTCGTGCTGGAACCCCGGAGAACACGGGGACGCAACATTCCAAGCGCGAGAGAACCCGGCGGCGCTGGGCGGGTATTCTTATTACCTGCTGAGTGACAAAAGCGAGCAGAGCTACACCCGGAACATGGACGGCTGGAAGGACTCACTCACCTTCGCGGATCTCGTGCTCAGCGAGCTGGAGAACGCGGAGTACATCGCCGGGCTGAGACTCGTCAAAGAGGACGGGATCAAATTCGGGCTTTTTACAGAGGACGGGAACATCTGGGACTACTACCCGTACTGGCATAACTGGATCAGCTTCACGCTGGAGGCCGGGATCACGCCGAAAAGTCCGAAGATCTACGATAATTTACTATAACAAGGAGGAAACACAATGGCCTACAAACACGGAGCCTACGGTGAGATCACCGAAAGCAAGGTAGAAAGAGCAACACAGGCCGACGTCGTGGCCGGCTATATCGGCACAGCGCCGGTCAATCTGATCCGCGGCTGGGCGAGTGCTGATCTCGTCAATGTGCCGATCAAGATCAGCAACATGGGAGACGCGCAGAGCAAGCTCGGCTACGCCGGCGACTGGGGCAAGTTTACACTCTGCGAGGCCTTCGCTCAGCACTTCGACAACACAGTCCAGAACATCGGCCCGATCTACGTCGTCAATGTTCTGGATCCTGCAACCCACAAAAAGGCGCAGGCTACCACCAAGCAGCTGACGCTCGCAAACAAGCGCGCGGAGTTTGAGAGCACCACGATCATTCTCGACAGCTTCGCGATCGAGGACAAGGTGGAGGGCACAGACTACACCCTCGCGTACAACTTCGCGAAGGGCACCGTCATTCTGACATGGATCGGCGCGTCTGCCCCGGCGTCTGTTTCTGCGACATTCAGCGAGGTGGATCCCTCGGCGGTAGCAGCAGCTGACATTATCGGCAATCAGACGGCAGCGGGCGTTTATACCGGCCTCTTTGCCTTCAAGCTGCTGTATCAGTATTTCGGCGCGGTGCTCAACATTCTGGCAGCGCCCGGCTGGAGCGATCAGCCCTCTGTCTACACCGCTATGGTGGCGACCGTCACCAAGCTGAACGGACACTGGGACGGCTTCGTCAATGCCGACATTCCGCTTATGAACGGCAGCACCGCGATCGCGACGATCGCGCAGGCAATCGCGTGGAAGGGCGACAACGGCTACACCGCGGAAAACTCCAAGGTATACTGGCCGCAGGTCAAGGACGGCAGCGGCAGAGTGTTCCACCTCTCCACCGTGGCCACCGCGACTATGCTCGCGACCGATCTCGGCAATGAGAGCGTGCCGTTTGAGTCTCCCTCGAACAAGGAGATCATGGCAACGGCTCAGTATTTCGGCGCTACCAGCACCAACCGCGGCTTCGATCAGGACACCGCGAACAGCCTCAACGAGCAGGGCATTACGACCGCTTGCTTCTGGGCGTCTCGCTGGGTGCTCTGGGGCCCGCACACCGCGGCCTATGCCTTCAACGGCAACATGGACGCCCGCGCCGTGTTCGACTGCAATATTCGTATGCTTATGCACATCACGAACGGCTTCCAGCTGGATCACGGCACCGAGATTGATCAGCCTATGACTCCGCAGGACAGAGACGCGATCCTCAGCGCAGAGCGCGAGAGACTGGACACGCTGAAAGGTATCGGCGCTCTGATCGGCGAGCCCGTCGTGGAGTTTGTGGAGGCAGAGAACCCGCTCAGCAACATGGTGAACGGCGACTTTACATGGCACTTCAACGTGACCAACACACCGCCCTTCAAGTCTGCGACCGGCCGCGTGACCTACACGGACGAAGGTTTTCAGGCGTTTTTTGAAGGCGAATAACGGAAGGAGGAACGAACAATGGGAAAGTGGCAGGATATTAAGGGCCCCGTGGTGGCTGATACCGTCTACTCCAACAACGTGCTGGTGGCGAGGGACGTCAGCTTCACGCTGCCCGGTATCGAATTTCTGACCGCGGACGTGCAGGCCATGGGTAACATGACCGTGCCTCTCGTCGGACTGCTGGAGAACATGGAGCTCGCGATCACGAAGGTGGGGCTCGACGACGGCCTCAAAAAGCTGAATAAGCTCGAAAAGCAGAACCTCGAATTTCGCTGGGTGCAGAACGTCGTCAAGTCCGACGGCACGCAGGCCGTGGAGGGCTGCAAGGCATTTGTGCGCACTCTGCCCGCAGCGACTCCGGAGATCGGCGTCGAGGTCGGAAGCGCGCCGGAGGAAGAAATGACCTACAATGTGACGAGGCTCCAGATCTACGTCAACGGCCGCGAATATCTCACCGTTGACAGACTGGCGGGGATCCTCAGAGTTGACGGCAAGGACTACATGAGCAAGATCAACAGCCTGCTTTAAGCACCGGCACACCGAAGGACTGCCGCCGCCGGATCATGGGGGCGGCGCCCTTCTTGTATTATCTGAAAATCTGAAAGGAGTAACCCCACATGGAAAAGCTGACACTCAAAAAGGCCATTATGGTGAACGGCGAGGAAGTCAAGGAGCTGACATACGACGCGAACGAGATCGACGGAATGCTTTTTGCAACCGCAGAGAGCAAGAAGAAGGCGGCAGCCGGCCAGAGTATGTCGATCAGCCCGGCCGCGGAGTTTGACTTCGGCCTGCACCTCTACCTCGGCTATGCTGCTATTATCGCGGTGAACCCTGCGATCGACTGGAGCGACCTTGAAAGGATCAAGGGCCACGACACCGTGGAGATCATGAAAATCGGCCGGAGTTTTATGCTCGGCTCGGACGAGGCTTCACAGGAAAGCGGCTCCGCCGAGCCTATCGAGACTACGGGAGGATCTACCACACCAGCCAAGCCGATCTCCAAAAAAAGCGAATAACCGACTTTATACTGGAGTACGCAGAGGCGGCCGAGGATCTGGCAGAAGAACAGAAACGGGCGCAGCAGCGGGCGAAGGCTCCATTTATGAAGAAACACGGCAGGCACTAAGGAGGTGATGGAGCGTGGCAGGCGGCAAAACAATGACGCAAGAGATCGAAATTTCGGGCGTGCTCGATCCGTCTCTACAAGCGGCAATCCAGAAAGCTATCCAAGACTTGAACAAAATGAGCTCTGAGACGTTAAAGTCTGCGAGTGCAGGTGAAAAGCTGGCCGCTGCAATCAAATTGCAGGAAACAGAGCTGAAAACCGCGCAGCGGGCTTATGCTGACTATGTTCTGTCCGGCAAGGAAGGAACAGAGGAAGCTCAGCAGCTCGCACAACAGATTCAGACACTCAGCAAGGAGCTGGACGGCAACCGGTATCAGCTGGAGGCGGCACAGTCAGCGGCTGAAAAGCTCGCCGGCGGTATGGGTAAGACTGAAACCGAGTCCGACAAACTGCGGCGAACAATATCGGAGCAAGAGAGCACTCTCCAGCAGCTCAAAGAGAGATACGTCGCGCTCCAGCTCACCGAAGGTGACACCACGGACGAGTCCCGCCAGCTCGCGCAGCAGATCGACCGACTCAGCACGGAGCTGAGCGAGAACCGGCAGCGGCTCTCTGACGCAGAGCGAGCAGCCGACGAGCTCGACAACTCTCTGGAGCAGGTGGACGACTCCGCAAAACTGGCCGAGGAAGGTTTTACAGTATTCAAGGCCACGCTCGCAAACCTCGCAGCCGACGCGATCCGCGCCGCGATCTCCGGGATCAAGGAGCTGGCGCAAACCGTTATTGAACTGGGAACGGAGACAGAAACGTCTTTTGCACAGCTTGAAACTATTTCCGGGCATCAGCACATTGACGCGCTGAAAGATTCTCTCACGGCTCTATCAAATGAAACCGGTATAGCAAGCTCAGAACTGGCCGTCACCGCATACAATGCTATTTCTGCCGGTACAAGCGCAGAGGACGCCGCTGTAATGGTGGAAACGGCATCAAAACTCGCGGTAGCCGGTTTTACCGACACGGACAGCGCTCTGTCTGTCCTCACTACGGCGATAAACAGCTACGGCGACAGCGCAGGCACCGCTACGCAAATTGCCGATAGTTTGATTACCGTCCAAAATTTAGGTGTAACAACAATCGACGAGTTATCGGCTGCAATGGGTAAAGCCATTGCAACCGGTAGCGCCTACGGTGTAGACCTCAAAAATCTGGAGTCTGCTTATATTAGCTTGACAAAATCGGGTATTTCCACGCAAGAGTCAACCACTTATTTGTCGTCTATGCTCAAAGAGTTAGGCGACACCGGCAGCGATGTTTCTGCGATCATTCAGCAACAGACTGGCAGCTCATTCACTCAGTTAATGGAGAACGGCAGCTCTCTGAGCGACGTTTTGGCTATTGTGTACGAGGCACTTGACGAAGACTCCACGGCAATGATGAACTTGTGGGGCAGCGCTGAGGCTGGCAAAGCGTCTAACGCAATCATAAACCAAGGGCTTGAAACCTTCAACGAAAATTTATTAGCTTTGGCAGACTCTACCGGAGCAACACAATCGGCCTACGAGATTATGGCAGACACTCTGTCAACCAAAACCGCGATAATGAAACAACATTTTGCAAATTTAGGCCTTGAAATATATGAAAAATTAAAGCCCGCGCTATCAAGTGCGGTTGATTACATGACTAATTCAGTAGAACCCGCCGTCGAGTGGGCTCTGGCGCATTTACCGGAAATCGGCGTAGTGATCGCCGGTATAGGCGCCGCTATTGTGGCGGTAAAGTGGAAATCTGTGTTGGATTTGATAACTAAAGCAAAGGGCGTAATAAAGGGAATATCTGCGGCGCTCGGTGGCGTTTCAGCGCCGGCACTGGCCGTGATCGCTGCCGTAACAGCCGTCGCCCTCGCTTTTATGAACCTATGGAGAAATAACGAGGAATTTCGGAACAAGATCACGGCAATCTGGGAGGGTATCAAGTCGAAGTTTGACGCCTTCGGGCAAGGTATCGTGGACAGATTGAACGAGCTCGGCTTCGAGTTTACGAGCATAACCGAGGTACTGAAAGCCGTGTGGGACGGTTTTTGTGAAGTGCTCGCGCCGGTTTTCGAGGGAGCGTTTCAAGCGATCAGCGTGTGGCTGGGCGCTGCTCTCGATATTCTGACCGGGCTTTTCGACGTTTTCGCCGGCGTGTTCACAGGCGACTGGGATCGCGTATGGAGCGGCGTCAATGAGATTTTCGGCGGGTACTGGGATCTGATCACCGGCTACTTCTCGACCGTGCTCGACACGCTCAAAGGCGTGGCCGACGTTTTCCTCGGCTGGTTTGGCACGAGCTGGGACGAGCTTTGGAGCAATGCGCCCGGCCCCGTGAGCGAGGCGTGGGAAACGATAAAGCAGGTAAGCACAGACGCAGCGGGCAAGATCTCGGAGTTTATGACGGGAACCTTCGCGCCGGCAGCGATCGCAGCGTGGAAAAAGATCAAATCGGCAGCCGAGGTAGTCGCCGACTTTTTCAAAGGAACTGTGCTGCCAGATATGCAGCAGATCGGCCGCTCGATCGGTGAGGCTCTGAGGGCCGGCTGGGAGCTGGCCAAAACAGCGTGGGACTTTGCAAAGCCGTATTTCGCAGCGCTTTGGAGCGCGATCAAGGCCGTGTGGGACTTCGCCGTCCCGTTCTTTGCAGCAGTCTGGGAGGGTATCAAGGGAGCGTTTAATCCTCTGGTATCTGTTCTCGGTAGCTTCTTCCGCAATGCGTGGGAAGTGATCAAAGCCGTTTGGAACGTGGCCGCCTCGTATTTCAAGACCGTTTTCGACGCGATCGCCGGGATCTTCTCGGCCGTCAAGTCGGTACTCCGCGGAGACTTCTCCGGGGCATGGGACGCGATCAAGGGCGTTTTCTCCAGCTGGGGCTCGTTCTTCGGCACTCTCTGGAACTCGCTCAAATCTATTTTCGGAGCCGTCGGTAGCTTCATGAAGGACGCATTTTCCGGCGCGTGGGAGGCCGTCAAGGCTATTTGGCGACCGGTGGCGGCGTGGTTTGACTCCACGATCGTGCAGCCGGTGGCCGACTTCTTCTCTGGAATGTGTGACAGCATAAGCAGCGCGGCCTCTACCGCGTGGGCTGCCGTTTCCGGCGTATGGAGCGCAGCGACGGCGTGGTTTAATGACACGATCGTCGAGCCGATCCGGACGACGTTCACGGCTCTGTGGGACTCTCTGACAGCGATCGCCTCGGCGGCGTGGGAGAAGATCAAGAACGTGGTACAGTTTGGCGTCATGCTCGTTAAGGAAATTTTGAGCGCAGCCTTCCAGATCATAACGCTGCCGTTTAGGTTTATCTGGGAGAACTGCAAGGACACCGTGATCGCGATCTGGGAGAACATCACCGGAGCAATCTCCGGCTTTGTTGACAAAATCAAGACCACGATCTCCAAAAAGCTGAAGGCGGCGAAGGCAATCGTCACCACCGTGACGGCCGCGATCAAGAACATGACGAGCGCTGCGTGGAACGCGATCAGCTCGACCGCTTCGACAGTCTGGGAGGCTATCAAGACTACGATCTCTGACAAGATCACAGCTGCAAAGGATAAGATCGACGCCGTGACGACCACGATCAAGAGCGTGGCGTCTGCTGCGTGGGACTTTGTAAGCTCCAAGACGTCGGCAGCGTGGGAGACTATCAAGAGCACGATCAGCTCGAAGATCGACGCGGCAAAGCAGAAAATCAGCGCCGTGACGACCACGATCAAGAGCGTGGCGTCCGCTGCGTGGGACTTTGTGAGCTCCAAGACGTCGGCAGCGTGGGAGACTATCAAGGCCACGATCTCCGATAAAATCACAGCCGCAAAGGATAAGATCGACGCCGTATTGAACGTCGTCAAGAGTGCGATCGGTGCTGCGTGGGACTTTGTGAGCTCCAAGACGTCGGCGGCGTGGGAGGCTATCAAGAGCACGATCGGCTCGAAGATTGACGCAGCAAAGCAGAAGATCAGCGACGTGACCGGCACGATCAAGAGTGTGGCGAGCTCCGCGTGGGACGCCGTAAGCTCTAAAACTTCGGCAGCGTGGGAAACCGTCAAGAGCACGATCGGCTCGAAGATTGATACAGCAAAACAGGTATTTTCAACGGCCAGCAGCACGATCCAGAGCACAGCGAGCTCCGTCTGGAACTCCGTCAGCTCTACAACGTCGAGCCTCTGGAGCTCTATCCAGAACACGATCGGCAGCAAGATCCAAGCGGCACAGAGTACAGTCAGCAGCGTGACCGGGGCGATCAAGAGCGAGACGAGCTCCGCGTGGAACGCCGTCAGCTCTACGACATCGAGCATCTGGAACAGCGTCACGAGTACGATCAGCAGCACGTTGAACGGGGCGCTCAGCACCGTGCAAAACATTTTCAACAGCATACAGACCTCAATCACAAACAAGATCAACGCAGCAAAAACAGCGGTGAGCAATGCGATCAGCGCAATAAAAGATGCTATGAACTTCTCGTGGAGTTTGCCGAGATTAAAACTGCCGCACATCAGTATTTCTGGCAAGTTTTCGATAGATCCGCCGAGCGTCCCGCACTTCGGGATCAGCTGGTACAAAAAGGGCGGTATCTTAACAGAGCCGACGATCTTCGGAGCTGCCGGAAACAACCTGCTCGCAGGCGGTGAGGCAGGAGCCGAGGCCGTTCTGCCTCTGGCCGTCCTCTGGGATAAGCTGGAGTCAATTCTGCGGGCAATCCTCAGAACAGAGCAGCCGGCGCCGGAAACAGATCCAGACACCAGCCTGCTGCAAAAGGCCGGTCAGCTTCTCACGCTGGACGACTTCTCGCTCGGCACCCTTGCAAATACCGGCGGCACCGTGATTTATTACGACTTTTCCGGGCTCACATGGGCTCCGCAGATCCAGACCACGGGCAGCGCAGAGGACGAGCCGGATCTCATGGCAGAGCTGAGGGCGCACGAGGCCGAGTTTTTCGACTGGCTGGAGGAATTTATAAAAATGCGGGAGGTGGCGCAGTTTGCGTAGAGTCACAGGCTACAAGGAATACACGACGCGCGAGGGCGACACTTTCGACGCTCTGGCGCTGGATATGTACGGCGCCGAAACCCTCGCTCACTATATCATTGAGTTTAACCCGGACTACGCCGACGTGCTGATCTTCGAGGCGAATGTGCCGCTACGGCTGCCGATCATCGAGGACGCAGAGCTGCCGGACACTCTGCCGCCGTGGCGCCGGGGAGACGAGGGGGACGACTCGTGAACCTCTTTATCAATGGGGTGGATATATACAAGGACGTATCGGTCAACTACTGCACGCACGAAATGTTCGCAGAAAAGCAAGCCGACGGCCTCGTGATCCGCTTCAATGACACCAAAGGGGCGTGGAGCAAATGGCAGCCGGCCGAGGGTGCCGTGATCCGTCTGAAAGAGGGCGCAGCGGACACCGGGAAAATGTTCATACACTCCATGACCTCAGAGAACGGACTCTACACGATCCGGGCTCTCTCTCTGCCGCTGAGCGGCAAGACGAAACGATCGAAAAGCTGGGAGGGCGTGCGCTTCTTCCAGCTCGGCCGAGAGATCGCAGCGGCTCACGGCCTCGCATTCCAGACATACGGCTGCACCGATCAGGTGTACCCGTACATGGTGCAGGACAGGGAGACAGACTTCGCTCTGTTCTCCCGGATCTGCGCGCTGGAAAGCTGTCAAATGATTATATACGACGGCAGGCTGCTGGCATACAGCGAGCCGGCCATGGAAAGCAAAGCACCGGCGGGCAGCCTGCTGGTGGATCAGAACGGACACTTCTCGTACCACGACGACCGGGCCGCCTGCTTTGGCTCGTGCGAGATCAACTGTGGAGACTGCTCCGGCAGCTTCAAGGCGCCGAGCGCTATCAGCAGCGCGATCCTGCGCCCGGAGGGCGTCAAAGTAAGCAGCAGCGGTGAGGCGGCTCGCTTCGCAAAGGGGCTACTCAGAAACGTGAACAAGTACGGACGGACGGGGCGCTTCTCACGCTCGCTTTTGCCCGGATATGCAGCGGCAAGCCTGCTGAAACTGGAAACGAAAAAGGCGAGCGCGTGGAACGGTACCGTCTTTGTGTATAAGGTGCGGCACGATTTTGTCGGAAACAAGACGACGCTCTATTTCCGCGATATTCTGGAGGGGTACTAAATGGGAAACATTTTCAAGGGCAAGATCGCAGCGATCGAAAACAACGCCGCCCGCGTCGTACCCTCAGAGGCAGGCGCAAAGCCGACGGCAAAGATCGTGATCCCGTGGCACCTGCGCGGAGCGTCGGGAAATCTGCAAAAAGGCACCCCGGTGGTGTATGTGGAGTTTGACGACGGCACCGGCCTTCTGCTCGGCAGAGCCGACGGAGAGTGGGGCGCGTATCTGCCGGCACTCAGCGCCGGATCCATAACCGACAACGGCGTCCTGCTCGCTTCACACTCGCACGGGGGCGTAGAACCCGGCAGCGGCCGCACGGGCGGGCCGGCGTAAGGGGGCGACAGTATGGCAACAATGGCACGGTGGGGCTCAAAGTCGTGGACGGTGAGCTCAAACAAGGTGCTCGCTCTGGAGGGGATGGCGTTTTCCTTCCAACAGGCAGCAGACAATAACACCAGCACCGAGGAAAAGAAAACGACAAACGAGAGAGGCACCGAGCTTTTCCCGCTCTCGTTCACCACGGTGCTGCACTCCGGAGCAGGCGTGGACGTCCGCGCAGAGATCGAGAGCTGGCAGGCTCTCGTCACAAAGGTGAATTATTTCTATCTGGGAGGCAAACGGCTGGGGCCTATGCTCCAGCTGCGGAAAGTCGCCGTCTCGAACGTAAAGCTCGACAACCTCGGCCGCATGAGATTGGCGACTCTCTCGTTTGAGTTTAAGGAGTACGACCAGAACACGTCCAGCGTGAAGGTGGACTGGTCAGCGCTCACAGTATGCGCAGACGGCGAGGACAAAGCAGTCAAAAAAGAGAATAACGACGGCGTGACGAATGCACCTACGCAGACAATCAAAGTCGGCAGCCGCGTGAAACCGACGGGCGCAAAATACACGACCGGGCAGACGATCCCGCAATGGGTAAAGGATCGCAGCCATGAGGTGAGCCAAATCAGCGGCGACAAGGTGCTGCTGGGGTACCCGAACGGGATATGCAGCTGGGTGTACTTGAACGAGGTTACGCTCGTGTGAAGGGAGGCGGCAGCATGAAAGCAAGCGGAAACGGGGCGCCGGAAACGTGCGCCGGCAATCTGCTGAGGATCGTCCGCGGCGAGGTACCATACGACCGGGTGAGAGGGCGCGACGGCTCCCTCATAGATCAGCCGAACGCAGCAGACGAGGCAATGGCAGACGCCGAGTGGCTGCTCTCGAAGTATGAGCCGCGCGTCGAGATCACGGACATATCAGCAAACACAGACGGCGCAGCGGACGGAGACTTCGGGCTCGCCGTTAGCATCAAGCGAAAGGAGCAGAGCGACAAATGGCCGAACTCAATTTTATAACTACCAGCGCGGACGAGATCGTCAGCGAAGTGCTGGAGCAGCTGGAAAACGGCGTAGCCGAGCCGCTGTACCCCGGCGACGAGCGCCGGATCTTCGGCGACGCTCTGGCCGCGGTGATCGTGAGTGTTTTCAACAGCGTGAACGACGCCTGCCGCCAGAAAATGCTCCGCTATGCACGCGGCGAAGTGCTCGACGCTCTCGGCGAGAACAGAGACGTCAAGCGGCTGGATCCGACGTATGCCACCACGACGCTGCGCTTCGGCATTTCGTCGGCGGTGGCGTCAAATATCGTTATACCGGCCGGGCTGCGCGTGAGCAGCGACTTTAACCGCTATTTTCTAACAGACAACACCGTCGTGCTATATGCCGGCGCTCTGAGCGTGGACGTGGCAGCAACAGCGGAGCGGGGCGGCTCAGAATACAACGGGATCGCGCCCGGAGAGATCGCGACCATTGTTGACATATCAGAGGCAGCTCTGATCGACACCGTGACGAACCTCACAGAAACGGCAGGCGGCGGCGACGTCGAGAGCGACGACGCATACCGCGAGAGGATCAGAGAGGCAGAGAACAAGCTCAGCACCGCGGGGCCCGCAAAAGCCTACAAGTATTGGGCGCTCTCTGCGAACTCTCTCGTCTCTGACGCTGCGGTGCTCTCAGATCGGGAGGAAATCACCAGCACGCTGCCGGTGTACGGCGGGCACGCCTTCAAGGGCGGCGAAACGCTGCTGCCGGACACTCTGGTGGTGTATCTGCCGGGCGGCACAGCAGCAACAGCCGGCACGGACTACACGGCGACGTATGCGGACGATCTGCTCACTCTGGAGCTGAGCGGGGCGCTTGCAAGCGCCACGACCGTGAAGATCAAGATCACCCGCGATATGCGGGGCACCGTCAAGATCGTGCCGATCTGTGCAGGCGGCGAACTGCCGAGCGAGGACGTGCTGGCAGACGTGCTGGCGGCGTGCTCCGCTGACGACGTGCGGCCGCTCACCGATCATGTGACCGTCGAGGCGCCGAGTGTGGCGTATTATGACATAAATCTGGTATACTACACGACGCGCGCGAACGAGTCCGAAGTCGTCCAGAACGTCGAGGGATCCGACGGCGCGATCAATCGCTACATATACTGGCAGGGCTCGAACCTCGACCAAGATATAAACCCGGACTACCTCAGAAAGCTGATCCTCGCGCCGGACTGGAGCGACGGGCTCGCCGGTGCAACCCGCGTAGAGATCACCGCGCCGCAGTTTACGGAGCTGGACAGCACGACCGTAGCGAAATTCTCCGGGAACCTCACCGTCACCCATGTGGTGAAGGATTAAGGGGGCGGCGCTATGGCAGGTATGAAACTATCAGAGCTCGACTTTTTGCGGCTGCTGCCTGCATTTATGCGAGACGACGAGGCAGCGATCGCACTCTGCAAGGCCGTGAACGAGCTCGTCGGCCCGCCGTGCGGCAGGTTGAAAACGATCCGGACATGGGATCAGATCGACCGCTTGAACGAGGCAGAGTGCGACGAAATGGCGTGGGAGCAGGACGTGGACTGGTACGACTCCGCAGGAATGACGCTGGAGGAAAAGCGCGCCACGATCAAGCTCGCGCAGCAGATCAAGCGAAAGCGCGGCACGAAATGGGCGGTGGAGCGGCTGATCTCTGCGTACTTCGGCGAGGGGTATGTGCTGGAATGGTACGACCTCGACGTCGAGGGCTTCACGGATCCCTATACTTTTTTAGCACTCACAACAAACGCAGCGATTGACCAAGAGAGCTACGAGAAATTCGTCGAGGCGGTGCAGGCTGCCAAAAACGAGCGCTCTCACATAGCGGGCGTATTTTATTTCTGGCAGCAGGGGCCGGATCCCGGCGTCGAGTGCGCTATGGGGTACGCTGCGTATCAATACGAATTTGAGAGGATCTGCGGCACATATCCCCGCGAGGCGGTGGTGGGCGCTCTGACGCGCTTTGCCGCGGAGACAGAGCCGGAGACAGCGGCTCACTTTTACGGCTTCACAGAGGCCGGAGAGGACACCTGCGGCACATACCCGTCAAGCGGGACGATCGGCGCCGCACTATCAGCAGCGGCAGCGGCAGAGGAAACGCTCGCAGCCTTCGGCTATACGCTGACAAGGTGCGGGACGCTTCACTGTGGCGAGTAAAAAGGAAGGAGGCGCAGCTCTATGGCTTATTTTCAGAGCAATTTCTTGAACTACCGTAGGCAGCAATGGCTCCGATCTCTGGTACACGTCGAGGCACAAGTCGGCTCGACATGGTACCGCGGAACCATAAACCAGAAGAAGATCGAGGGCGACACGCTCGTCATTATGGTGACATTTCCGCAGCTTGACAACAGCGCGGTGACGATCAGCGCGTCGCGTGTGATTGATATTCGCGGAGAGATCGCAGCATATCAGACACGAACGATCCGCAAGGTGGCCGGACAGGGCACCATGATCAAGATCACGATCCCGATCTACGAGGTCACAAGCTGACAGGAAGGAGGGAAACCATGTATAACCGCACACAATGGAAGGACAGAGTGGTGGATCAGGCCACTGGCGAGGTGATCCAAGAGGGCACGCTCCAGAGCGCCGGCAACTTCAACAACATGGAGGACGGGATCGAGGACGCGGCCGTCGCGGCTGCGCTTCTTGTGATCGCTGCCGGACAGCTCGACGCTCAGACCGCCGCCGAGGAAAAGACGGTGACGCTCACGAACACGCAGAGCTACCCGTTCAATAACTCGCAAAAGACGGTAAGCCTCAGCACCACCAGAACCACCACGGCGTACTCGGTGGACGTCGAAGTGCTGGAGCACTCCGGAGACGTCGGCGACGTTCTGATCAGCGACAAGCTGCTGAATGGCTTCAAGGTACGCTTCGACGGCAGCGCAAAGAGCGCGACCGTGAAACTCATTATCAAAGGAGGTATGTAAACCATGGCGAACAATGTCAAAGTGATCGAAAAGAACCCCGGCCAGAAGATCGAGTGGGAGCAGAACGGCACCCGTCTGTATTTCGGAGACGACGAGATCATGATCAACGCCGCGAAGTATCAGAAGGACTGGCCCGTCTCGGTTGACATCTGCACGGACAGATCCGGAAATCTCACGATCGGTACCGAGTCGGCGCTGCGTTATGTGGCGCAGGTTGAGATCCCGGCAGCCGAGTATGAAGGAGACGGAGACGAGCGGGTGAAGCTGCCGCTCGACATGGGCGACGTGACGCTCACACTCTGGAGCATTGAATAAGAAAGGAGCACACTCATGGCAAATTTTGATCTCACAAATCTGGCGGTTAAAATGATCTGCCCGAACAACACCGTCCAGCTGGACGACACCGGGCTGCCGTCGGTGCTGGTGTATATCCCGGCATTTAAGAATAGCGACGTCCTCACCGGAGGCGACGACAGCACGCACCCCGCCTTCATCGTGAACGGCGTCCAGATCCCCGGCTTCTACTACTCGAAGTATCAGAACCACGTCAACAACGGCGTGGCCTATTCGCTGCCGGCAGAGGATCCGACGGCAAATATCACATTTGACACCGCGATCGCTCGCTGCACCGCAAAGGGCGCAGGCTGGCACCTCAGCACGAACGCGGAGTGGGCGGCGATCGCTCTCTGGTGCAAGAAAAACGGCTTTTTGCCCTATGGCAATAACAACTACGGCAAGGACTCCAGAGAGAGCAACTACCGCGCGATCCGCACATCAACAGACAGCGGCAGAACAGCCCGTGTGGCGACCGGCACCGGCCCGCTCTCGTGGAGCCATGATCAGACGCCGAGCGGTATCTGGGACATGAACGGCAACGTCGCAGAGTGGCAGGGCGGTATCCGCCTTGTGTGGGGCGAGCTCCAGATCATCGCAAACAATGACGCAGCAGATCCGGACAACCCGCAGAACGCGACGAGCACCTGCTGGAAGGCGATCAACGCCAGCACCGGCGCTCTGGTGGATCCGGAGTGCAGCACGGCCGACGCGACCGGCACAACGTCCGGAAACACGGTGCGCCTCGATTATGTGAGCAGCAAGTGGAAATTTGTCACCAGCATTTCGAGCGCTGCGGACAGCTCGCGGGGCTGCAATTTCGGCGCCGTAACTGCCGACAGCACGATCGGCGACGCTGCAAAGGTACTGCTGCGTGCGCTCGCTCTGCTGCCGGACTCTGACGCGCAGGAAGCAGACTACGAGGGCGACACCATGTACTGGAATAACGGCGTAGCCGAGCGCTGCGTGTCTCGCGGGGGCGACTACCTCAGCGGCGTGTACGCGGGCGTGTTCTGCTTGGCCGGCCCCCCCCGCTCGCACTCGGGCGGCCACATCGGCTTCCGCTCCGCTTATATTCCGGAAATCGGGTAATCTGGCGATCTGAAAATCTGGCAAACGGCGGCGACGCTTCGCCGCCGGCACCATTCACGAGGTAACAATGGACACACTACAACTCAGACAGAGGATCGTCAGATCCATGATCCGCGTGAGCGAGCGCACCAACAGCATGAGAAAGCCGGAGAAATTCGTCTACCGGGAGCACTTGACGAGCACCTACATGAATATGCTCCGGCTATGTATCAAAGCGAACCATTCGCGCGGGCCGGCGCGGCGCCAACTGCAAAGCGAGATCGACACCGAGCTGGACGTGCTACGCTCTCTCATAGACACGGCAGCGAGCCCGGAGGATCGTCTGATCTCCACCGGGCTGCACGAGGTATGGAGCAAGGAGCTGAACGAAATCGGGCGTATGCTCGGCGGCTGGATCAAGTCGAACGACTGACCGCCCGTGGGGGATATGCCGAGAAAATCGGGAGCGCTGCGTGTATCGCGGGGGCAACTACAACAACGGCGTGAACGCAGGCGTGTTCTACTTGAACGGCAACAACACCCGCTCGAACTCGAACGGCAACATCGGCTTCCGCTCCGCTCTGGCTTTACTCGTTAGGCTCGCGGGCTACGGCTCGGCGGGAACAATAAAGCAAAAGGGGCATATCTCCCGGCCCAAAGGCCAAAGATACCGCCCGCCACCAGCGGACAGCCGGGGCGACGGGCAAAACCGCGTAGACTGGCCGCTCTCGGCAAACGAGTGGAGCCCTGCCCGGCGGCCGCGGGGTAGCGTCTGCGGATCAAGGGCAGAGGCAAGGAGCGTCACGCGCGGCGCTATTATTTAGAAGCAAAGGAGGGCACACCATGGAAGAAGGCAAGGCGCCGTCTCTTTTGGAGCGGATCTACTCGTGGGACAATCTCATGGAGGCATACCACGAGGCAGGCCGCGGAAAATGGTACCGGGGCGACGTGACGTCCTTCACGGCAAATCTGGAGGAAAATCTGATCAGCATACAAAACGATCTGATCTGGCACACCTACAAGGTGGGACGGTACCGGGAGTTTTATGTGCAGGAACCGAAGAAGCGCCTCGTCATGGCTCTGAGTTTTCGCGATCGCGTCGTTCAATGGGCGATCTATCGACAGATAAACGACGAGCTCGACAACTGCATGATTTTTCACAGCTATGGGTGCAGAGTCGGAAAAGGAACCACCAGATCAGCCGACAAGCTCCAAGACTGGTGCACCCTCGTGGGACGTAAGCAGCAGCCGTGGTATTATCTGAAACTTGACATTTCAAAGTATTTTTACCGGGTAGATCACACCGTTCTGCTCGGTATCATGGAGAGGAAATACCCGGACGAGGACGGCTTCCTGTGGCTCATGCGCGAGATCGTCAACTGTGACCACACACCCTTCGGACTACCGCCCGGCAAGAATGCCGACGAGGTGCCGCCGTCCGAGAGGCTTTTCGAGGTGGGTATGCCGATCGGCAATCTCACCAGCCAACTGCTCGCGAACGTCTGCCTCAATGAGCTGGATCAGTACATAAAGCACGAGCTCCGCGCGCACTACTACGTCAGATACATGGACGACATGGTGCTGCTGCACCCGGATCCGAAAGTGCTCAACGAGTGGCGCGCGCTGATCGAGGACTATCTCAACAACGTGCTGAGGCTGGAGCTCAACGGCAAGACCGCGATCGGGCTCGTGAAGAACGGGATCACGTTTGTGGGCTGCCGCATTTTTCCGGGGTACCGCAGAATGACGGCGAAGTCCGTCAAGAAAATGAAGAAGCGTATGCAATACATAGCGAAGGAATACCAAGCCGGGCTAATCGACTTCGACGCCGTAGACGCTACAATGCAGAGCTATTTCGGGCTTATGGGGCATTGCGCCACCCAAGGGCTCCAGAAATGGATCGAACAAAATATAGTTTTCAAGGGGTGATACTATGAACGAGACAGTGATCGCCGTGCTGGCGGCGGCCGGCATTCCTTCGGCGATAACCGGCTTCGGGCTTTGGCTCATTCAGCAGAAGATCCAGAAGCGTGAGGCAAAGCGCGAGCAGGAAGAACAGGAACGCAGAAAGAGGCGCGAGGAACGGGAGAAGAAGCGCGAGGAAAACGAGGTGCTTCTGCTTCATAGCGTGAACGCTGCGATCGCTCTCGGCGAGGCTACGGCCAAAGCGGTGCAGCGGATCCCGGACGCTCATTGCAACGGGGATATGCACGCCGCGCTCGAATACGCCGAGAAGGTGAAGCACGAGCAAAAGGAGTTTCTCGCCCGTCAAGGGATCGGCTCTCTTTACGATTAAGGGGGCGGGCTCATGAACGACGAGAGGATCCGGGAGCTCACAGAGGAAAACGCTCGGCTCAAAAGGGAGAACAAGCGGCTCAGAGCGCTGAATAAGAGCAAGCGCGTGGAGTTTTCAAAGGTTATTTTCGCGGTAGTCGCGATCATGGCCGCAGCGATCACCGTCTTTTCGTGCGTCGTGATCTGGAGAACCGGAGACACGTCCGCGCTCGCATATCTGATCCCCGCCGTTTTCGCCGAGCTGGCGTCGGCTACCGGCTTTTATTACAATAAGGCCAAAGCAGAGAACAAGATCAAGCTCATGGCTCTGACAGGTACAGAGCCGGACGCGCAGACATTTGAAACCATGTAAAGGGGGCATAAACATGGCATTGATAGGCAAGAACAACGAGGAAAAGATCTGGAACTTCCTCACCGGCAAGGGGCTGAGCGCTCACGGAGCTGCCGGACTCATGGGCAATCTGTACGCGGAGAGCGCGCTCGATCCCATGAATTTGCAGAACACCTACGAGAAAAGCCTCGGCTATACTGACGCCGGCTACACGGCGGCGGTGGACTCCGGGAAATATACCAATTTCGTGCACGACTCCGCAGGCTACGGCCTCGCACAATGGACATACTACACCCGCAAAGAGGCGCTGCTGAAATATGCGAAGGCTGCCGGCGCCTCGATCGGAGATCTGGAGACGCAGCTCGGCTTTTTATACAAAGAGCTCAGCAGCGGCTACCCGGCTTTACTCTCCACGCTCAGAACTGCCGCCACCGTGCGCACAGCGTCGGACGCCGTTCTGACAATTTACGAGCGCCCGGCTGATATGTCAGAGCGGGTGAAGGCGCAGCGCGCGAGCTTCGGGCAGAAATACCTCGACAAATACGGCAGCGCCGTGGCTCCGGCGCCGGAAACAAACACCGGGGGGAGCTGTACAGCAGCGGCTCTGCTCGCGATCGCAGCGGCAGAGATCGGATACCACGAGAAGGCGTCGAACGCAAACCTCGACAGCAAGACCGGGAACTCCGGGAGCGCAAACTTCACGAAATACTCCCGCGATCTGGCAGCGGCCGGCTATTACAACGGAAACAAGCAGGGCGTGGCGTGGTGTGACGTGTTCGTGGACTGGTGCTTCTACCAGCTGGCCGGCAGGGACACGAAGAAGGCGCAGGAGATCGAGTGCCAGACCGGGCCGCTCGGCGCCGGCTGCCTCTATTCTATGCAATACTACAAGCAGCAGGGCCGCTTCTATACATCAAACCCGCAGCCGGGCGACCAAGTTTTCTACCAGTCCGGCGGCTCTATCAGTCACACCGGCATTGTCGAGAGCGTGAACGGCTCCACCTTCACGACCATTGAAGGCAACACCAGCGAGCAGGTTATGCGCTGCAAGCGCAAAATGAACGACGGCTACACCTACGGCTTCGGCCGCCCGAAGTATGACGCGGGCACCAGCTCGACACCGGCAGAACCGGCACAGCCGAGCACGTCGCTGAAATACAAGATCGGGGACGTCGTGAACTTCTCCGGCTCGGTGCATTATGTGAGCTCCAGCGCCGCGAACGGATCCAGCTGCAAGCCCGGCAAGGTGAAGATCACCGCCGCCACGCGCAACAAAAAGAAGGCCGTCATCACGCTGCGGGTGGTCGACCCGCACGCCCCGGTCAGCGTAAGCTTTGTCGAGGGCGACGCCGTGACGCTCAGCCTCAGGGACAAAACCCTTAAGCTGAACGCTGACGTGCGCGCCACCGAGGGCTTCGAGCCCGTGACGAAGCTCACATGGTCCACCGCCATCAAGAAGTTCGCCACCGGACGCCAAACAGGCCTG